GGTAGTAGCAGGCAATGTTCTCTTGTATGTACCTGACAAGGGAGGCATTAGAATTTTTAATCTAGATAGGTATGTCTGTAAGCGTGACCCAATGGGGAACGTGCAGTCTATTATTGTTAAAGAAAGTGTTGATCCTGATGTCTTACCTGAAGATATCCGTAACTTTATACAGGAGGCAGGGCATGAGACTGAAGGTGGAATGGCGCACGGCCAAAGGAGTGTCGATGTTTATACTGGAATATATCGTCACGAGAATAAGTGGATGGTGCGACAGGAGGTTGCCGATATGGATATCCCCTCCGCTCGTGGCTCCTATCCCTTAGACAAGAGTCCTTGGGTTCCTCTTAGGTACACCCGCATCGAGGGTGAGGACTACGGAAGAGGATTCATTGAGGAATATTTTGGTGATCTACAATCTCTCGAAGGGTTGACACAAGCAATCGTTGAGGGAGCAACAGCAGCAGCAAAGGTAATATTCTTAGTAAATCCAAATGGAACCACACGCCCACGCACTTTGGCTACTGCTCCTAACGGCAGTATTGTTCAAGGGAACGCACAAGATGTCACGGTCTTGCAGATGGAAAAATTTGCCGACTTCAGAGTGGCTCAAGAAACTATAACCCAGATCAAAGAACGACTAGGGTTTGCTTTCCTGATGAACACCGCCATCCAAAGACAGGGTGAGCGAGTGACTGCTGAAGAGATCAGGTTCATGGCACAAGAACTTGAAGATGTCCTCGGCGGGGTATATAGTATCCTTTCACAAGAATTTCAGCTTCCATTAGTCAACCGACTGATGGATCGTATGAGTAAGTCAGGCCGCTTACCCAAGTTACCCAAGAAGATCATAAAGCCAACGATTGTAACAGGGCTTGAGGCATTGGGTAGGGGGCATGACCTTAATAAGCTAGACAGTTTTATCTCTGGAGCTTCACAGCTGCTGGGAGATAAGTTTGCTACCTACGTTAACATGAGTGACTACCTCAAACGTAGGGCCACCTCTCTAGGGATAGACGTTGAAGGTCTCATCCGGTCTGAGGAGGAAATCCAAGCGGAACAGCAGCAGGCCCAACAGATGCAGATGATGGATAAGGCTATCCCTGCTGGTGCTTCGGCTGCTGGCAAGATGGCGAACGAGAACCCTGAACAACTTCAAGCGATGGCGGGAGCCATGCAACAAGGTATGCAACAATAATTATAATGGCTAAATCGAAACAACAAAGACAGCGGGAAGCGAACACCGCAAGAATCCAGCGGGAGTTAAGACAAACGGAGGGGAAACTAAAGGGTTCCCTCCTGAAGGCTAAGATTACCCCACTTAAGCAAGCTCTTGCGAACAAGGCCGAGACACAAGCGCGTCTTAGAAGGAAGCAGGCAGCGTCAAAAGCATCTGTTAGTCAAAGTAAGGCTAGAGTGGACAAGGCCAAGGCCGCTGTTGCTACTGCCACAAAGAATCGTGATCGCTTGCGTCGAAAGACCATGCTGATCGAGGCTCAGAAGGGAGCACGGAAGGCGGGTGAACATGCAGCATCTAATGTGAGAAAGCATACCCTTAAGGAGCGAGCAGCCAAAGCCCTTGATATCGCAGGGTATCTTGTCCCTGTTGGAGGCGCTGCGAAGGCAGGCTATGCCGCTGGTAAAGCTCTCCTGACAAAGGCTGCAAAGAAGGCGGCTGGAAGCGGCTTCAAGAAAAGAAGTAAGAAAGCTGCCGAGCGTAATCTTATGGATCACATCGTGAAGTCTGGCACGAGGCAGCAAAAACGGGTAGGTCGTGGTACTTCAGATGTTAAATATGCCAAAGATCAGGCACGAAGAGGGGGACATGAGGCAGGCAAGCCGCTATCGTCTGTAAAAACAGGCGCGAAGAATATATCTAGGTCGAAACCTAAGTCTATGCAGAAGACCGCTTCGGATGCCCACACCAAGGCTGATCGTAAACGCTTAAACATTGGCCAAGGAACAGCTAAGAACAGGAGGAGACCACCCTCCAAGCAGCTTGGTGAGGTGGGTAAGGTAAAAGACACCCATCCCGGCGCACCAATTTCATCTAACCTGAAGACAGGAGCACGAAAGAAGAAGAGATACGACACCAAGGGCAGAGAGTATTAATAAATAAAAATAATATGGTAGACCGAGTAACAATGGGTGCGGAAGAGACCCCACCCGATGATCCGTCTCTAGAGGTAATGGAATCTGAAGAGAATCCAATGCCTATAGAGGAAACAGAGGAACCTCAAGAGGAGGGGGCCGAACGACCAGAGTGGTTACACGATAAGTTTGACTCACCTGAAGCTCTAGCTTCTGCATATGATCAGCTGGAAAAGAAGATGTCTTCTGGCCGTGCAGAGGCTGAAGGGCTCTTAACTTCTGAAGAGTTTGATCAGTACAACGATGAATATAATGAGCAGGGGGGACTGCAAGATGCCACGTATGAAGCTCTAGAAAAGAAGGGTATCTCTAGAGACCTTGTTGACAGCTATATTCAAGGGCAGAACAGCCTGAATGAGGCCCACCAGAATGGGCTTCTTAATATTGTAGGCGGTGACGATAACTATGATGCCATGACCGAGTGGGCTTCTGAGAATGTAGACCCATCTGAACTTGATGCCTACAACGATGCCATCACAGGGGATATCAACGCCGCAAGCCTAGCTATTAAGGGGTTATGGTCTCAGTACCGAGCCGCTACGGGTGAATCTTCTACACCTACTTTAGTTCAAGGGGGTAAGACCCCTACTGTAGGAGGCTATGGGTCTACCTATGAGATGCAGCAGGATATGAAAGACCCTCGCTACAAAGCAGGCGACAGAAATTGGCATGCTCACGTAGAGAAACGACTGAGTATGACGAGCGGAGAAGTAATATAATATGAAAAAACTAATACTAATCATTGGTGTAGCGTTGTTCGCAACGACTGCAAGTGCGAACGGTAAGAAACCGAGTGCCTTTGGAGCGAGCCTTAAGCCCTCCCCTAACGTAACGCTTTTTGGTCAAAAAATTTCTTGGCCAATTCCCTCTCTTTGTTTGGGAGCTAAGGCAGGGGTAACCCCAGATGCCAGCGTTTCGTCGGATGGAGTCAGGTTAAAGATTCCATATCTCTCGTTGGAACTTCCGTTTCCTTCACTTTTCTTAGGAACCAAGACCAACAAGGTACATCTTAAGCTTGGTGAAATCAGCAGAAGCAAACAGGAATAGATATGCCCAAGACTAAATTGAGTGTGCCGGTGGAGAACGAAACGGTTAAGAAACCGGGATATAAATCCACCGAGTTCTACATGAGCATGGCTGCTGTAGTCCTTGGAGCCGTTGCTTCCTCTGGAATACTGGATGAAAGCGATGGTTTGACTAAGGTTGTTGGCCTAATCATGGCTGCTCTTGTTGCCCTTGGCTACACAGGCTCTCGATTGACCCTCAAGAAACTGGACGCAGCTAATGGCAGCAGCACTAATAGCAATTCTTAGAGAGATACTAAGTTTACTATGGAATGAAGCTGCTAAACCCGTTAAAGCAACGGTTGCTCCTGCTGTCCCTCGCAAGTTGCGTGACGCTTGGAAGCAGCGGATGCTTGACAAGTGGGAAAAGAGTAGTCTTCATTCCAACAAGTGACACGTTGGTTCGTTTAGGGCCAAAGGTCACAGGCCGTGTGTACTACTGGAATGGTACTGAGTGGGAACTCTCTAAAAACAGAGTCACTCTACCTGAAGGTTGGTTAGCGGGGCCGTTAGATTTGCCCGAAGGGGAAGCCGAATAGCCTGTTACGACAGACAACTTGGACGCAAATCCGAAGGGATTGGTGAGACCATAGTGAGTGCTATGGTCGTTTAGTTGTTTAGAAATATTAATAAGATAAAATATTATGGCAGGATATGCAGATAATCTATTCGGCAGCGGAACAGCTGGCCGCGTAGGCGCAAACCAAGGTGCAAACGACTCAACCGCTCTCTTCTTAAAGAAGTTTGCCGGTGAGGTAATGACGGTCTTCGATGAGAAGAATATAATGAAACCCCTTCATACGATCCGAACGATCACGAAGGGTAAATCAGCACAGTTCCCCATCATAGGGACAGCCAAAGCTGGTTACTACAGCCCCGGTCAGGACATTCTGACTGCGACAGTTGGTAACGGTACTGGTGAAGGCGGCGGTCTGAACAAGATGACTCAGACTGAAACGATGATCCACATTGATAAGGTGCTCATGAGCTCTACGTTCATAGCAGCTGTCGATGAATTGGTGAGTCACTTCGACGTTCGTGCTCCGTACACTCATCAACTTGGTGAAGCCTTGGCTAACCAGTTTGATAAGAACGTACTGCAAGTTGCCATGAAAACTGGCGCAAAGCAGAGTGTTAAACTACCTACGAACAAGGCAACAGGTGATACGACAGGGTTGATTCCTGCTCCTGCTTGGATTGAAGGGCAGACGAAGAAGGGTTCCGTTGTGTACTCAATGAAGTCTGCTGGTGTAACGGTTGGAACCGATGCGGAAACCCTAGCTAACCTCACGTATGATGCCGTGAACACGGCGTACGCTGGGCCAGCTACTGGGTCTGCTAAAGGTAAACTCAAGGCTGATCCAAAGGCATCTTACCTCCGCAAGGCTCTCTTTGAGTCGGCACGGATATTGGATGAGAAGGATGTTCCTTCGAGTGATCGCTATGCGATTGTCACCCCTGCGATGTATTACGAGTTGATTAACAACTCTGAGAATACTGACGTAGTGAACTCCATCATCAACAGAGATGTCGGTGGTGTGGGCTCTGTCTCGTCAGGGTCGCTGGGTCAGGTAGCCGGGATCAACATCTTGGTGAGTAACCATCTGCCAGACGGTATACGTACTGGCGAGGAGAACAGGTGGACATCACAGGCTGATTACAATAACTACGCCTTAAACTACAGCGATGTAGCAGGCATAGTGTTCCAGAAGGGCGGCTTTGCTACCCTGAAGCTGATGGACTTGACAGTTGAGTCAGAGTATCTGATCAATCGTCAAGGTAACCTGTTTGTATCCAAGTACAGCATGGGTCACGGTGCATTGCGCCCTGAGTCTGTTGTTGTGTGGTCTGACGAACAGCAACCCGGTCAGTAATAGTTAATCAAGGGGAGCCCTCCGCTGGTAACAGCCCATTGTATGGGTGTGGAGGGTTTCCCCTATTTTTTATATCATTATGGCAACATACGGAAAATTCACCGGGAAGCTAGAGGCCGTCAACCAGATGCTCTCGTCTATAGGTGCGTCTAGGGTTAACCAACTAGCGACAGCAGGCGAAGCGAATGATGCCCAAAAAATTTTAGAGGAAGTAGACAAAGCTGTTCAGTCTGAAGGCTGGCATTTCAACAAATTTTATAAAGTTAAGCTCTATCGTGGTATGGAGGAGCTAACGGGTGTCACCGTTAGTGGAACCACGGTAACTACAGTCACCCCCCACTACCTTCTCAAAGGTGAGACTGTAAAGGTGGGGACTACGGAAACTACAGTAGCCTCTATTACAGGCACAACTGGTAAGATTTTTGAGGCAGCTGCTGCTCCAGCAGGAGGCTCCCCAACTACACTCACCTATACGAAACGTGTCGGCACACCTCAGACTGCTCTTGGTGTAGACTTTAGTTCCCTCGTGACCTCGTCGAACCTAGGTACGGCTGACCCTATTGTTAGGGGCCGCTTTATCTATGACAAGAAGGGGAACACCTACGAGTTTTCTGACGATGTGGAAGCAGTTATTATTTATCAAATCCCATTCGAGCAGGAGGAGGCAGGCGGGGAGGCTCTCCCTGAATATGCTCGTCGCTTCATCACAATGAAGGCAGCAAGGTTGTTTGCTCAACGCCACGTAGGTGACACGCAGTTGGTGCAGATGATACAGATGGACGAGCGTGAGGCGTGGATACAGTTTCTAGCTGCCGAGGCTGACAGAGCGGATGATCATATTTTCCAATCGCCTCTCGCTTACTACACAATTGATCGTGGTGGTGCATCTAATATCGCTCCCATAGCTACTATTCATAACTACTAATGCCTTACGTAAAGCATGCAGTCTCTAGCCTAGCCCAAGGGGTCAGTCAACAAGCGGAGTCACAACGGCATCCCTCCCAAGCGGCTGAACAGATCAATGCATACTCTTCTCACGTTAAGGGTTTAGTCAAGCGGCCTCCCACAAAGCACATTGGTACTCTGGATGTAAACGCAGGGACAGGAGCAAATAGTTTCATTCATCTTATTAATCGAGATGCCGAAGAGCGGTATGCTATTGTTATTAATAAGGGTGTGCGTGTTGATATTACTAGCGTAGGTTTCGCAGCTGATGACTTCCTCTATTATTCTCACGCAACGGCGGCTCAATTTGTAAACGGTAACAAGCTACAGTTCTTCAGGAATTCCCCTACTGCCCAACTTCCGTTTGGTTTAGTGGAAGGAGAAGAATATTACGTCAAGAACCATGCGTTAAATAGTGGGACGCAGTATAAGTTTGAAGTCTCCAAGACTGAAGGTGGAGCAAAAGTTAAGCTAGGCCAAGTGGAATTAACGGAGTCGGCACTAGGTGAGTATAACTATAAAGCAGGCATCCTAATCGAGTCCGTTAAGATTGCGGGTTCTGGCAACGATGCTGGGGAGTGGATCGATGGTGTCCTGACGGTACGCTTTAGTGACCCTACGTCTGGCTCTGGTCACAACTTTGTTGAGGGAGACAACTTCCAAATTAATCGTCTCGAAGGAACAACTAAATATATCCTGCAGAGTGATGTCACATACGGGCTGACCCAAAAGGGTACGGATGGTAGTGCTATTACGCAGATGATGGGAGAAGCCTTAACTTCTTCCGGTAGCAGCAACGAGGTTAATAATAAATTCTGGGTGAGAAACCTCCAGAAATCCCGCGTACCCTCGGAGAACTATGGCTTCTTTGTGGATCGTGATCAGCTTCCACCGGCATCCGAAGGAGTACGTCCTCCTGAAGAGAGGGTTGGTTGGTGGTCAGTTACGAGTGCTGACAAGTGGGTTGCCAACGATGACAAACTCTATCGAATAGCTGCTGACGGTAGTAACCCGCTTGACTATGCTAACATAGCGAACGGCCAGCTGATGAGGATCGGTAAAGGCCGTAGGAATCCTCGTGGTATTAAGGTGAATCACGGTACAGGAAACATAACCCACGAGGGTACGGCATATAATGGTGTCCCTTTCATTCAATTCGCAGAAGATGTAAATATTACTACCTCCTCGCCAACGCTGCATGCCTACGATGATGTCGCCGCTAAGACTATTCAATTATATTTTTGGGGTAGCCTCCTCTATAGCACAAGCGGCAATAGCGCAACCCAACGGCGTCCGTTACCTACTGATTACCGCTCTGCTATGACAGGGCAGAACACAGGAACAACAGGTTGGGCCTATGTTGGTGATGAAGGTACTACGTTTTCAGCAGAAGGTGGTATCAAGGCATCAGGGCCACACGTTCATGATGTTAAGACAGGCACGAAGTACCCGCTGGAGATTGGAGAGCCGGGAGCAACCAGCTATTTACTGGATGTCGATAATCCTGCAACCGACATAAAGGCAGCAACTGTAGGGGACACTACGTTCCTTCTGAACACCACCATCAGGGTGGCATCAGACCCTACGATGAAGTACCATAAAAGTCACGAAGCTTTCATTTCGATTGACTCGGCTGACTATGGTAAGCAATACAAAGTAAAGGTAGGAGACGAAGCTGTTACTGCCACCTCAAGTGCAGGCATTGTGGCTAAGTCATCACGTTGTTGGCTTTATGGTGCAGCAACAAAGAACGAGCCCACTCGAAAGATAGCCATGATTCGATCCCGTCACGATGGTAACGGGTACAATGGTAAACGGTTTCGTTTGACACAGAATTGGGGAATCGACAGGAGTTATGTTTATGCCGAGTCAAACCGATCCACCCAAAAGTGGGTGCTTTCAGATGGCGCTAACAACTACGCAGATTTTCCTCCTAATGTTGGTATAGAAGGCGACTACTACAAGCCTAACAAAAAGACATCGTTTGAGATGTGCTTTGAGAACAGGCATACCAGCGAATATGGGGACGCTACTCTCACCCCAAAGGCTAGTATCTTCCCCACCGAAGAGGCCGCTGACATGGCCATCAACTTCCATTGGCACAAGAAAGGGGGAAACACTAGCAGTATCTCCCCCGAATCACTCTTAGGAAGTACCACCGTTGCAGAGCTCATAGCAGCTTTCAATAGTAATGCTGCGATGCAGGAGGATTGGGAGATGGTTGCGTGTGATGCGAACGGCCTAGCGGTTGGTGAGACAGGAGTGAACACGGCGGCGGTGACGGATACCGCAAACACCGCAATTACTGCCACATTCATTTTCCACAAAGCAGAGTTACACCACCAATATAAAACGGAAGATCACCAATATTGGGGTAAATCTATTACGACAGGAGTAGACGCTATGTGGGCGTCAGTCGCAGAGGTGAACTACCTAAGATATAAAACAATGTTCACCACCGGCCTCTCTGGTCTGTCGATCAGGGAGGAGTATATGCATCGTGGGAAGGCGTCAACTACGCTGGGTTCTGGGACAGTAGAGACTACGTCACTCGGAAACCGACAAGTTTATGACGGTGAGTTTTTCTATAAGACACCTAAGTGGACGGGAAATGCAGGAACGGTTGATTTTACAACTGATACAGGGAGGAAGAAAACCCAAAGAGCAATAGGCACAGAACGTATTGCTGAGATGCTTGCTGGCAATGTAAAAATTATTGATGGGGTTTATCACGGTGGAACTACTGGAGACGTTACGCCACTCCCAACCCCTCTGAAGGTGGATGGAAATGTAACTGCAGATGGCAGATACAATCAGGAGCATGAGGAAGAATGCCTTGGCATGTCCTATAGGGGCAAGGTACTTGGCAGGCTGAGTGATGCATCAAAGACAACGTGGGTTGACGATGCGAAAACGGATTGGATTGTTGTCCAAGACGGTAATATCATTTCTATTCGCCATCCCGAAGGGAAGCCATTTGATATCGTAACATCTGATGACATGGGTGGAAACGCGATGAGCCTCACGTTCACCGAGGTGAGTGAGTCAGTTAAGCTCCCCGCGAAATGTCGCCACGGCCACGTTGTTAGGGTGGTAGGTGACGCACGAGAAGAGGCTGATGATTACTACCTTAGATTCGAGGCTGACAATCCTGATCCTACTCGTCTACTAGAAGGACGCTGGGTTGAGAGTCTCGGCTATGATCTACAGCACAGATTCAACCGGAACACCATGCCAGTTATCTTGGTAAGGGACTTCAGCCCTACACACGAAACAACTGCTAACCCACAAGGAAAGTTTTTCAGGCTGGAGCGTTCCCCGTGGGCCACCCGAAACGCAGGGGATAACAGGACTAATCCTTTCCCATCTATGCTTGGGAATACGATAACTGATATATTTTTACACAAAAATCGTTTGGGATTGATTGCGGGTGAGAGCGTTATACTTAGTGAGGCAGGAGAGCACTACAATCTCTTCCGCACCACCACAGCAGCCCTGTTGGATACGGCTCCCATTGATGTGACTGCCTCAACCAACATGGTTTCACACCTGAAGCATGCCATACCCTTTGCTGATCAGTTGATTGTCTTCAGCGAGCAGGCTCAATTCAGCATCACAGGTGACCCATACATCTCCCCTAAGACTGTTCAGATTACAGCTACGTCCCACTTCTCCAACTCAGCTACAGCTAAACCCGTAAACGCTGGTAATAATATTTTCTTTGCCTTCAAGCGTTCTGAATTTGGAGCCGTATCGGAATACTTTAGGTCGAGAGATCAGGTGGATGCAATGGAGTCGAAGGACATCTCGGCTCACATTCCTAAGTATATAGCTGGAAATATCCTTTCGATCACTTCCTGCCCAGAGGAGAACACGCTGGTCTGCCTAACAGATGATTCTACGCAGGCAATTCTATATGTTTATAAATATTTTACAGCTTCAGATGGCTCAAAGACACAGTCAGCTTGGTTCAAGTATGTCTTTGGGGGAGCTAAGGACAGGGTATTGGCATGTAAGTTCATTCATAATATCCTTTATCTTGTCATTAAGAGAGACACAGTAGTCGGTCTGGAGTCATTAGTGTTCGAGGACAGCCAGAAAGATATAGGCATGGACTATGAAATCCTGCTGGATCGTAGGGTTGATGTTCTCTGGAGTGGTGGAGCGCATGTGCTCCCCACCGGGGTGACCCTAGGTGATCCTTTGTACGATTCAAGCTCAGGTAAATCGACAGTCACTTTACCCTATGTTCCTGAAGATAAAACAAGGGTTCAGGTGGTAAGAGCAGACGGGAAGACAGAAGTAGCTTCCGACTTATCTGGTGCTGTAGCCAAGTTCCCTATTAATCTTACGGGTGTCTCGTTTTACATTGGTGATCCATACACTTTGGATTATACTTTCTCAAAGCCGCACCTTCGGAAGAACGTAGGAACAGGGGGAAGAGGAACCCTGATGGGAGGCAGGCAGCAGCTGACGAGAGGAACCTTGGAGTTCACTAACTCGCGTCAGTTTAAGGTGACCGTCACTCACATACCGGAGAACACCGTAGTGGACAGTAACTATGCGTTCACCGGGGCAGAGCTAGGGTTTGCTTCGGGCATTGTCGGAGCGAACACATTGTCGGAAGGCTTCTATTCGTTTGGAATCATGGGAAGAAACGATAGGGTTACCTTGAAGGTGTCCAACGCAACACCATACCCTTCCGACTTCTTGAGTTTGGATTATGAAGGGAGAGCTTATGCGAGAGGAAATAGATGGACAGGTTAGAACCAAAGGACGCTGGGACTACAAAGGCTTATATGTTGAACATAGTACCAAAGCAGATGCACTACATGTTGCAAGACACTTGCGGCAAGCTGACAAAAACGAAGTCAATGCCCTCACGGAGCAACCTCATCTACAAGTCATTAGAGATGGCATCCATGCCTCATGTCCTTGCTACACGATCCGACTCACCAGCACAGGAAAACCTTGTGGAATCTTTGGTGCATGTAAAACTGATCATCCCGACAGAGGCGTGGTCTGGCTCGTCGGAACTGATGATCTCCTTACCAAATCCAGAACTTTCATCAGGCACAGCCGGGAATGGGTAGATGAAATACAGAGCCATTATAGATTATTATATAATGTTATTGACGCACGAAACACAGTACACCTTAACTGGCTTAAGTGGACAGGCTTTGAGCTTGTGCAAGAGTTTGAAAAGTACGGCATAGAGAAAAGGAAATTTATATTATTTAGACGCTATGTGTGAACCAGCTACATTAATGATGATCTCGATGGGCATCTCCGCTGCAAGCGGCGTTGCGGGACATCAAGCTAAGCAGGCCCAAGCTAAGGCTACCTTGAAACATCAGAAAGCAGTCGGCAAAGCCTTGGCGCATCAGTCGGCCACACAGATGTCTGATCAAATTGCGTTAACGAGAGAGCAGACGCTGAACAACGCAAGAGACCGAAACACCCTCGCCACTAAAGCGTCAATGGTTCGCTCTAGCGCAATGGCTTCAGCTGCTGACTCAGGAGTAACTGGTGCAAGCTTGGAGGCATTAAGCAACGAGTACATTGCTCAGGAAGCTCAAATGAATTATGCTTCTTACCTTCATGACTCAGCCGCTATTAGTCATATGGATCGTGTCCTAGACAGGCAGGCTGCAATACATACTGCCAAACAAGTATCGAACTACAGGCCAATCAATCGTCCGTCTCTGGCTGTTACTGCCCTTGGGATAGCCGGGGATACTGCTGGTCACTATGGAACCTATAAAGCAGGAGGCTTTGGTGATCAGTCGCCGGGGTCGTGGGGAGAGAAGACGTTCGGTGAGACCGCAAGGCGAACAGGATAATATATGCCCCGCAAGAAACGATATGCCCCTTCGGCCCTAGACGCTCTCGGAACTCCACAGTATCCGAAGCCTAAACAGCTTCAGCCTTATAGTCATGTGGGTGTAGCAGGGCCACCTGTTGGGCCTAGCTCTATTGAAGCACTCTCGGAGAACCTGATGAAGTTTAACCGAGGAGGCATCAGGGCTGCTCTAGGTTACAACCAAGCTGCACAGCAGACGGCTATCGATAATCTGCCAGCACTCAAGCAGACGGTCACCGACACGGGGATAGCCATATCAGCTGCTGGCGCAAAGCTAGGCATCCCCCAGAAAAGGCTAGACCATGTGATGGGCAATGGCGCAAGGCTGGCAGGAGGAGAACAGGCTTCTGTCGATCTCGATGAGTTATTCAACTCTGATGCGTGGGAGGACACGCTAACGAAATATAAGGATTATGATAAATCTGATGAGTTTCTTTCGGCCATCCAGAAGTTTGCTTGGGATAGCCGCAAGCAGCGTAAAGATGATGACTCAAAATCTATTACAGAAAACTGGCGACAAGGGTATGATAACGCATATCTTCAAAGCGTAGAGAAGCGCCCCGAAGTCCTAAAAGCATTAGCGGATTGGAACAAGCGTAAGGAGATTAAGGATCGAGTAGCGAACATTACTGATATGAGGGGTATCCTTCGAGACAACATGACTAAGTTCGTTGAGTCGGATGCTACTGTTGATGAGGAGGGTAACCCAATCCCTGAAAAGAAACGGGCCGCTTATCAGAAGAAGCTATTACAGGCTTCACTCGCTCCGGTAGCTGAAGCCTATACCGATAAGGCACACAATTGGCCTACCAATGTACCAGAAGGACTCCTGTATCAGGAGGATGTCTTCAGGAACGCTTGGATTCCAGTTGTGAATGGGGCGGTGAACGATATTAATATTGATGTTGATAAGCTACAGACATGGGTAGATGGCTTCCTCAACCTCCGTAGGCCAACCCATGCAATGCTGACCGATGACAAAGGCAAACCAACTGGGGAGCGTTCTAAGGTTCCAACAGGAAGCACCTCGGTAGTCGGAGGATTCAGGGAAGAAGCAGAAGCTCAGCTGGAGCATCTTTATGACTCTCAGGCAGCAAGGCGAAGTAGGTTGACTACACAGTCTGCGAACGATGCTAAATTTTTTGGGGACAAAGTCTTGTGGCCCATGATGGATGACTTTGCGAATGAGACATGGCCACAGGAGCAAGCAGAGGCATTCCAGAAAGAAGGCATATCAAGGATCGGTGATATTAATCACAAAAATTTTAATCGGTTCATTGCGATAGCTTCCACAGACCCTAGGTTTAAGAAGATATTAAACAGCCCAGAAGCATCGAGAGTACAAGAGGAGCACAGGCTTGTTCTCTTAGATACGGTTAAGCATGCGATGCATAAGTTCTACGCGGAGTCTGAGGATTCATCGAGGAAGGCCAATGAAATTATAGACACCGATATTACAAAAAAAGTCATGGAGGATGTTTATCTTCGCATCATGATGCCTTCGTTCAAGCCTATCTTCAGAAAGATGGTCTTAAACTCTGAAAGTCCACGCACCGCATTTGAGTCCTTCATCAAGGGGAACATGCTGGATACCATGTATCTCCAGAATAACCCTGACCACACGATAGAAGGGGAAAAGCTGATGGCTATTATGAAGGGCTGGATGGAGGGCCACTTCATGTCAGGCGACGATAACTATGGGGTCAGGTGGGGACGCCAGAAGCTAGGGCAGATACAAGATTACTATGCTGACACGGGGCAGATTCCCGCAGGGGCTGAAGCTGAACTGATCGCTATAAGGGTGCAGCAATACGGAAACGCAAACAGCGCAGGCGATTCAGATTTAGACTCAGATATTACTGCCATGCTTGACGTAATCAAGAGGCAGCAGACAGGCGAAGCTGAACTTCACTCCTCGATTAAGGTTGAGAAAGATATTGTTCTGGATGTCTTTGGGCAGAGTGCTGCCTATGGAGCGAAGCGGATCGGTGACGCTGTCGGCGATGAGCAGCGGAACGTGGGTGGAGCGATATATTATCCCTTCTATGAAAAGATAATTGCTCCTAATCTTGCGAAGCTAACACAGATGGCGCGTCAACCAGATGATGCCGCCACTACTGGCTTGCCTGATGACCGTGACCGTGCTCTTGAGATAAATCTCCCCAACAAGGAGGCATCTACGAAGACCGTTAATTGGTTGGTTCGTGCGATAACCCGTAAGAAGACGGAAATGGTTAACCAATGGCAGAGCGATCAGGCTGATGCCGGTGTGACAGACCCCGGCGAGAAGAAAACAGCATGGGAGGGGGGAGGCAAAGAGAAGGTCAAACAGGATTTGAAGGCATTCTTTAGTACGCGAGCTTTTCAGGATGAGATGTGGAAGTTTCACCAAGGGCAGTCAGCGCAAAGTCGTGTGGAAGAGACCGCCCTAGGTGAGAAGTATGATAAGGGTATGGGAGAACCTGACGTAGACTCTGGGGACAGTCGTGACAAAGCAGCGGAAGGGAGTCTAAGCGCCGGAAGGGACGAACAGTTGCAGCGAGTCCACACGGTTCTGGAAAAGCTATCTAGTGCTGATGTTCGTCACATGAAGCCTGTCGAAGATGAAACAGGATCACACGAGAACGTAGCTTTTCAGATGTATGCAGGACAGCGTGGGGATCGCTTGGCTGCTCTCGGTTCTAAAATACGTATGGCTGCTGATAAGCAGCTTGTGACAATCGAACAAGATATAATTCAAACTGCTAAGGATATTGAGTTCAAGGGGAACAACCCTATGGAGAACTCGGAGGAGCTTAAAAAAGCCCAAACGAAGCTGAAGGGGCTTAAGAACTACTGGGCTGATATCCATCTGCAGTACAACGGGACGAGTTGGGAGAAGTCAGTTGACGATAAATATCTCCCAATTGAAGCAGTCTTTACTCTAGGAGAGGATTATCCGGTAGAGATTAAAGTTAATCCAAAAGGGATCGACCCTAGGAAGCACCAGATTTTTGAGTCTTGGGCTGATATCTCTGAGATGTCTAATCTCTATGATGAGTGGGAGCTTGCTCCTGAAGACATGGAGCCAGAGCGTCTGGCTAAACTGAAGAGGTTTGCTGCGTTCCTGAAGACCGGCCCCTTGAACCTTGATCTTATGCCGATGGAGAATGGCGTGATTCATGAGCCTACCCGTCAGGAGAATATACTTCGATACCGAAGTGAGGTCTTAGAACCTCAGAGGAGGATTAAACTTGGGATCGATGTGGGGGACATGCCAGCTGATGTTAATGTCGGCATCAAGCGTCAACTGCTACAGAACTTTTTCAAGAGCGATGGGTGGCCTAAAGGTAAAATCCTTCCAGCACCTTCGGGTAAGAACTTTATGTTTCAGGGTAAGGAGTATACCCCTGACCAAGCTGGACATGTAAAGAATGCTTACGAGAACAATACTGCCATAGCAACCCAAGGGCATAATGTTAAAGAGGGCATAGACTTAGTAAATTTCTACAAATTTTTCTCAGGCGTAAGTGGCCCTACGATTACCTCAGAGCATACATGGGAAGACTATGGTGGATATGGTGGCCACCCCCAGACGGTATATGATGTGCGGCAGACGAAGATGGACTTGGAGGGTAAGACAGCTGAAGAGCTCTCAAAGAATACACCTTGGAAGCAGTCCGTAGCTACAGCACTCACACTAGCTGCTATGAACACAGCTAACCCCCTTGGAGCAGCGGCTAAGATGAACCCGTGGCATATCAAGGGTAGAAAATTTGTGCTTTTCGAGGGGTTCCCGCTGACTGATCCCCGGCAGGAGGAAAAGACAACCGTAAGGAGGAAGGTTAAAGGTGATCTCTATACTGCTAGTGGCGAGAAGAGGGGCTGGGAGAGCAGCGGAACATTCTTAGGCTTCCCCTATAAGTCGTTCAACGATGTTGAAACAAACACCTACCGAAGCAAGAGGTGGGATGAGACATATCATAAATATTTTCAATTACTGAGCGGAGGAGCGATGAAGATGGATAAAGACCATCTACCGCTGACTAAAGAATACTCTGAGCAGGAGATAACGACTCGGAGCTTTGAGCCTAACTCTGAGTTAGCTGAAGCGTACAACATGTTAGTGAGGATGTCCTCAGTAGAGGATACCGAAAACCCTTACTCTCCCTACCTCTCGGATTTCAAGGTGTACCCATTACCTCTGCCTCCGAAGCCGTGGAACTACGATACGACGAAGCTAACGCCAAGCCCTGCGTTACCTAAGATGGACAAGCTAAAGGACTCTAAGACAAAAGTACCTGTCTCCTCGTCGAGAGGTGGAGTGAAGCCTAAAGAAAAGAAAGAATAATTTATGCCATTAGAAGGAGGACAGTTTGGAGGCGGTGTAGCGACACCAGAAGACAGGAAGATTGCCAGCAGCTTCGCAAGGCTGAAGAGGCAGTATGCTGATCCTATGGATTACGATGCGGCTGCTAGAGCTAACGAGGGTTTGCTGATGAACACCGTTGCTGGGCTGGGAGACGGCCTAGAGAAGGGTGTATCAAATATGCTGAATCTAATTCCCGACATGGTGGGCTACACGAAGCCGAATGGCGAACGGCTGTTTGACATCGACTTGGTTGATCGCCGGGAGAACAACACATATTTTGATGTCGTTAGTGGCATCACACAGTTTGTGTCAGGACTTCCTATCGGTGGGCCAATGGCCAAAGGAGCTACTAAGCTTACGGGGTATGGGATGAAAGCCCTTCGTGGGACTGACCATGTTAAGAAAGCCCAGCGAGCTCGTCAGGTAGGTAAGTCCGGTAGGGCTTTTAAGACAGGCAAGCAGATGACGGTAGCTCAGACACTTAAGCAAGAATCTCTCAACGGTTTGTTACGTGGGTACATGGCTGACTTCGCTGCGTTCAATGGTGACGAGAGTATGTTGTTAGGTTTCTTCAAGTCTCATCCTGAGCTTCACAACGCTTATCAGAATATCTCTTCTCAGGAGGGATGGGAAGAGCGCACTTCAGAAGATTTAGCGCGAGAATCAATACTTTCGTTCGAGAAAGCCATGACGAACATAGGGGGACGAGGAATCATGGCTACGGAAGGAGCCCTACTAGGGGGATTCTTCAATGTCTTCTGGCAATCCATGAAGCTTATGGCTACACGTACCAAACTCATTCAGAAGGGTGCGTTTGGAATGAGTGAGAAAGCCAAAAAGGGAGCCGAAAAAACAGAAGCCAAAGCTGGCGAAGAAGCCAAGCAGAGCCTGAAGGAAGAACAGGAAAATCTTGGGTTTGAGCACAAACCACAGCGTAATCTCAATGAGACTCTTAATGAAAAAGAGTTAAAGAAGGCTCGTCAAGAGGAAGCTGACTTGGCTCGTAAACAGTCTGAGCTAGAGGAGCAAATTGATAACACTAAGGGTAAGGATGATGACCTCCTGAATCGTCCTGAAGATGAAACTGTTGTACCTCACGAGTGGGATAAGGTTCCTCAAGAAAGGAACAAGCTTGGAATATTAAAAACCGTCTTCCTGAAGGGGGCTGTCCATCATAGTAAAGAGTACAACCCAGCTATTCGTCAGTTAGCAGCTGGGGAAAAAGGGCCAATGGTAGAGAGCGTTGTTAGGGGTGTCGATGATGCTGACATCAGGGTTAACCGCAATGCGATTCTTAAAGAATGGGAAGGCGTTACTAAGGGTAAGCCAAAAGAATTACTAGCCTCGTCTACAACGGGAACAACCGTTCCAAGGGCTGCTTTCAATAGTGCATCTGAATACGAAGCATGGCTGATTGCGCGGAAACGTGCGGAAATAAAGTTTCCAAAGACGAGGAATGAGAAGCTTTATCAACAGCGGTTGGATATCCATGCAGCAAACGCCTTAAAGCGTCGAGGAATAGGAAGCCTCTGGAAGTATGAGTTTGATGCTCCTGCTGGAATGAAGCATCTAGAAGTCGATCCTAAGCTGATACACGAGAGGCTGTTCTCAGGTGGTGATGATGCCGCCCGTGGTTTCGTTAAAAGCTTACAGCAAGCAGCCCTTGGTAAGGGTAAGAACCTTAACGAGATGCTGCTGGAAGCTCAGGAACTCATCAACGTGGATGGCACGATGACGGATGCTGGGTCTAAATATTTCACAGGACGCCTGATGCACTTCATGTCTGGCCATCTGAAGAAAAGCATGGCCGTATCCAAAGATGATCAGATTGCTAAAGCTATTGGCTGGCTCTCTGATGATCACGGGATGTCAGCTAAAGATGTCCTGATGCAGGATGTGATTAATCAGATTGATAATATTGCTACTGCTAACAACATGGACTCTCTGATGGTCATGGAGCGGTTCCGAAAGGGTTACGGGGATTGGAAGGGATCATGGGATGAGCTCAAGGTGGGCCATACCGATTTAGAGAAAGCTCTCCTAGAGGATACTAAAGTGATGAAGGAGCTCTACGTTAGAACGTGGGCTTACCGTATTGACCAGATGGTTTCCATGAAGCAATTCATGAAGCTCACCGAGAAGATCACAGATGCAACACCTACCTCTGACAAAGCTTTCGCAGAGTTTGCGGCTGAGCTTAAACGCATAGAGGCAAAGTTATCCTCGTTCCAACGCCTTTCAACAGCTTCAGGTCGCCAACTAGCGGCCCATAAATCGATGCAGTCACTAGACATGTTTGGGGGTGACCCGAAAGTCATGTTGAATGAGATCATCAACAGAGCGGGAGGGAAGCGCGGCCTGACTAAGTTAGCAAATAGGCTGGAGGCCATAATGAGTGCCGCAAAGAAAGCTGGATCAGAACAAGCTGGCGAAGAAGCTGCTATTGGGATCAAGAATCTCACCCACAAATCCATCACAGGTATCGATCTTCATAATGAATATTGGCTGAATTCCATTCTTTCGGGAACCAAAACCCAAGTGGTTAACACCATAGGTACAGCCCTTCACATGGCATACAAGCCAGCGGAGGGATTCATTGGAGCAATTGGTGACCGAAAGTCCCGTCGATTCTTTATCCACCAAACCATGTATGCGGCTAACATTATGGGCGAGACCATAAAGCTGCTTGCTGCATTAGGGCTCAACAAGGGCGCTCGTATGACTCGATGGTCTACAGAAGCAGCTTATAACGAAGGGCGCAAAGAGATATTTGGAAGAGGAACACAGGGAGCAGGGGCTCTTGCGGGAGGCCGTAAGGCATTCAGAAGCGGCAAGAGTGTATTAGAATCACGTAGCGCACTCTTTGATGTCACCCCAACTAAAGCAATAACCGGCGACTTCATCCCTGATGGAATTGCTGATGCTGCTTTCTTAGGACAACCTGTAGGACGCTGGGCAAAGGGAATGCTTGATTGGGCGGGAGAGATGATACGCCTCCCCAGTAGGTTCATGATTAGTACCGATGAACTTTACAAACAGATTTCCTATAGATCATCAGCAATGGCTCGCTTAACAGGCGATGCGATTGAGGAGCTAGGAGAAGGGGCTTCTCATAAAGCCTTGGCAGAGCATGCTGCCACGAGATTCCACGGGATGATCCGCAAAACTGGCGCTCGTTACACACCTGATGTTCTGCAGGACGAAGCGTGGAATAACTATGCAGCAGCCATTGCTCATGCGAATTCGTCAGGTGAGAAGCTCCCTCCAGAGTTTAGTAATAGGGATGATTATATTTATAACTTCGTAGACAAGCACTACGATGCCAACCGCTCTACTCTGTCGGACTTCGCAATGGATTGGGCTGAAGATGTGACGTTTACGCGCCCATTGGATACAGATTTCAAGAGGATGCTGTCGCACAATAAGGTTAATCCTGACGATAAATCGTGGCAGCAGGACATACAGGACTTGGTAGGTAGACATTCGTGGATGCGAATCTTAATGCCCTTTATTCGTACTCCTGTCAACTTGTTAAAGTTTCCCCTTCAGCGGATTCCGCTCGCTCCTAGTGATGCGCTTATACAGAAGCGAGGGGGTATGCTGAAGAAGTTCCATATGAGGTATCAGGCTGATATGCTCAGTAAAGACCCAATTCGGGCTGCTGAAGCCCTAGGCAGGGTTAGAACTGGCGCGATGCTATACTCAAGCCTGATCAGTTTGGCTGCAATGGGGACGGTTACCGGGAAGGGGCCAACGAATGCACGAGAGCGTAAGCTAAAGATGGAGACCGGATGGCGTCCCTATTCGTTTGAAATTGGAGAATATTACGTTAGCTACGCACGGCTTGATCCGTTCTCCACCATTCTAGGGCTGTCAGCTGATATGGCTGAGTTTCTGGACGAGGCAAGTGAGGGAGGGGATATAAACGATAACTGGATAAATGCTCTGTTCATGTCTGGGATGTATGCGACATCGAATAATATTCTTAATAAGAGTTATTTAGCAGGGCTGACGAATATACTGCAGGGGCTAATGAACCCTGTTGGAGGAGGTAACTATGCAGAACGCTTGTTAACCAAGCAGGCGACTTCCTACATTCCCAAGGCTATTTCTCAGTTTACGGTAGTTACAGACGATCCTTTTATCAAGGAGACTCGTGACCTGATGACTGCTATGAAAGCAAAAATCCCCGGCTTGGCTAGTGGGGTGGAAGCAAGGCGTGGTATCTTGGGGGACAAGCTACTGGGAACCCAAGAAGACATGTTTAACCGGATGGTCTCTATGGTTAATCCGTTTTCTTACTCAAAGATTAAGGACGATGAAGTCTTGGATACTCTGGCCTCCCTTCAGTTTGGCTTCACTCCACCTGAAGCGCAGTATCATGGGAAAGAATCGCTGGACATGCGGAAGTTTGTTGATGATAAAGGTCAGTCTGCTTATGATTTTTTCCAAGAGGCAATTGGAACTACCAGACTAGGAGGAGAAAATGTTCGGGAAAGAATGATGCGGTTCATAAAAAGTAGACAGTTCAGGGAATGGACGAAGGCTGCTCAATATGAAGATTGGGAACGAGGTACTAATGATCCTCGTGTTAAAGGCATGAAGCGCCTCTTGCAACAGTTTCGTGGTAAAGCTAAAGCAGGGGCAGAGAAGGCGTTTCCTGAATTAGACTTGATGTTGTCGCACTATAGAAATAAGCGCAATAAGCAACTTAGACACCCTAGCTCTTTAAGATAAAATGTATTCACGTTATTATGCTACCGCAACGGCAGGAAATCCTGCAACTCTGGCTCATACCATTAGCAATTCTTATAATACTAACTTTGCTTGGCTCGTTGATTCTCATATTCAGCTATATATCTCTAGCGCAGGGCAGAGCTTGGATGATTTCAAAACTGCCATTGTGGGAGGCCAAGCAGCACTTACTCTAAATAATGATTACACCCTCACGAACGGTGATATTCTGATTCCACAGACCTATGGGTTGACGGCTAATGCTGTCTATCGGCTTCACATAAAACGAGTTACACCTAAAGACGCCCACTTCGTTAATTTTCAGGCTGGCTCACCTCTAACGGAGTCTGATCTTGACAACTCTAATAATTATGCTCTATTTCGTTCGCAGGAGCTTGAGGATGATCTCTCGGTGGTATCGAGCACCAGTACCTTCACCCTCACTCTGGCAGCAATGAAAGCAGTAGCAAGCGTAACAGGAGATTTTGTCGGTCATTCCGACACGCAGAACATTGAGAACAAGACTTTCGCCGCAGACAAAGGAAACGCTTACGACTGCGGTGGGAGAAGCTGGGCAGAATAATTTTTACACACATATAAACCCCTACCCCTAAAACATAATGGCAAATAAAGTATTAATCGCACGATCTGGTGGAGCAACTGGCCATACGGCTGTAGTCGCTCCTTCAAACGGAAATCTAGACTATGGAGAGTTGGGCTGGTTAAACGGCACAAACCGACTCTTCATTGGTAGAGCAACTGCTGATCCCACTTCAGACCCAGAGGAGGAAACCTATGAAATCACCCGTACCGCTACTGCTACCAAAACTGGTATGGCAGGGTTTGCCTCTGGTGAGTTCGATATCTCTGCATTTGATGAATCAGACGGAACAGGTGGTATCGTCTCCCTAAAGGATACTGGCGTAGCCAACGCTCATCTGGTTAATGATGGCATGCTAATAGGAGCCACAGATTGCTCTCTGGGCAGCACAACGACAGCATTTACAGGGCTAACATCTCTAGACACAACGGCAGCAGACGTAATCTGGGCAGGCTCTTTGGGGGCGAACACGCTTACTCTTGGCGGGTCAGACAGTACCGTTGCTATTGCGGGTGACTTAACGGTCGCCGGTACAACCACTACGGTTAGCTCCACAAACCTTGAAATAACGGATAAGAAAATTCAACTCGGTAAGGGAGCCGCTACCCAAGCTG